AAAGATCATGGCTCACGGATCGCAAAATTCGTGGAAAGACGAGTTCCTGGTAATTCTCTTCAGTATCCCCCTGGTTCTTTCGTTCTGCGGAGAATGGGGCCGTAAAGTGGTCGAGGATGGCTTTGCGGCACTTAACACAATGCCCGATTGGTACAGCTACACCCTGGGAGTGATCGTAGCGAGTTCATTTGCCGTTAGGTCGGCCACCAAGTTCTTTGGAACTAAGAAATAACAAACGCACATGTACGCCCACCAGCTATTACTGCGGATATTGCGCAAAGCTATCCGTCGTGGCCGTGTCCCAGCCCCCCTGTATTTAACGGGCAGATCGCAAGGTAACTCAAATGAGCAGTGTAGTCCCCTTCCCCCAGCTATCGGAGATCGACCGGCAGTTTGTCGACCTGGAGAAGCAGCGCGAGATCATCCGCGAACAAGCGAAACTAATAACCAAGGAGAGCACTAAAGATGGCAGCAGAAAACTACGATAAATGTCTCGACATGCTACTGAAACACGAAGGCGGCTTCACCGCAGATCCCCATGATCGGGGAAACGCGGGTGGCGGCTCAACGATGCTAGGGGTGACCTCAGCCGTCTGGGAAAAGTGGACCGGCAAGCCTGCGGACCACGACACCATGCGCGCCCTCAGACCTAGCGACATAGGTGAGATGTACCGCGCCTGGTACTGGGATGCCGTAAGGGCAGACGACCTTAAGCCTGGCGTTGACTGGGCGGCGTTCGACTGGTGCGTAAACAGCGGCAAGAAACGCCCGTCAAAAGCTCTTCAGAAAGCTTGTGGTGCTAGAATGGATGGGGCGATAGGTCCCATGACACTTGCATTGCTTGAAAAAGAAGACGCGGTCCTGACGATCAGGTCGGTCCACAAAAGACGTCGCGAGTTTTACCGGCGACTATCGCAGTTCCCGCGATACGGTAAAGGTTGGATGAGCCGAAACGACGAAACGCTTAAGCAGTCGCTACACCTAGCAAATAACGACAGGCAGTCCTGACATGTGGACTGTCATGGTGCTCATCTGTAGCACTTTAGATCCCTCGTCGTGTTTAGCGACGGGGGGTCCCGCGTTTTCCACCCAAAGCAAATGTATGCAAAACTTTCAAGCTGTTGGTATTTCATATCTGAAGCGGACATATCCCAACTCAAAAGTCCTCGGTGCCCGCTGCATTGAGTGGGGCAAAGGGGTTTCTGCCTGACGCCACTGGTCCCTTTTCGACATCAACAACAAAAGGGATCGGTGTTTTTTCAAAATGTAAACAACTGTGAATTGTGGTGACCTACATATGTAAAATACGCTTGGCGACACAAAAGGGGTTGCAAAGATATTTACGCACGATTATATCCTTTGCACGGGCCAAGGTCCTTAAGTAGTATTTTTTAGGGCGACAGGCCGCAAGGTGTGGCAGGGGACTGTAACTCCCTCGCGGAGACGCACGGAGACGCACGGCGGCGCACGTTTAAAACTAAGTACTGCAAGGGACCTCCCCGAAGAAACTTTTATTCTGGGAGGAATAACATGCCTACTGAAAACACAGCTCCAACTCTATCACAATTTGTCAAGAGTGCCGCAAGACGTCTTTGGAAAGGTGACCATTTGGATAGGTCGGTATCCAAAATGTTCCGGTTTTGTTCATACGACGGTTACGGCCAAAAACCCATTGACGAAATCACCGCAAACGACGTTTATTTGTTTATGGATTACATTGAAGCAACCCAAACTGCCCGTGCTCCGCATGGATGTAGTGAGAATACAACGAACCACTACGTCGCAGCCCTGAGCAAGATATTTAAACACGCGGAAAGCATGGGTCTCATTGCTTCAGCACCCGCAATTCTCTGGCGGAACTTTAAAGAACGCGAACGTCGTTTTCTCACAAATGAAGAGCTTGCCCAAATCTATGAAGTGCTGGCGGGCCGCGTTGGTAAGAATCACCCGTGGGTCCAACATTATATCACAATTGGCATCCAAACGGGGATGCGTTTGAGTGAAATCAGAAGTATTACCAGCAAGTCTGTTGTCAGAAAGGACGACGGAAACTGGATACATTTAAAGCACACCAAAAACGGAGACGAGCGTTGGGTGCCTGCCAATGGTAAAACTCTGGCTGCATTAGAGGCTCTCGACTTCTGCCCAGATATGCATTTTCAAGAGCACCCGTTCTACAGTGTGATGGCAGAGGTTCGCCACCACGTCGCCCCAAACGATTCCGCGTTTGTGTTTCACGCTCTTCGGCACACAGCAGCGTCCTCGATGGCAAATGAGCTTGGGGTTAATACGATCTTAATTGCTAAACTATTGGGACACAAAGATCTCAAGACAACGCAAAAGTACGTACACGCCAAAGCCAGTGAATTGCAGAGTGTGGCGAAGGCGATGGGCGGTGTTTACGCATTAAGTACGAGTCAACAGTAATAATCACCACCACCACCCCCCCCCCAAAAAACCGCAGGCCTCCGCCCCTATTTTGTCGCGGGGGTTTTCCTTTAATCACAGGGAGATACTTTTGAACAATAGTATAAATCGATTGGTTGAGGCCCCAGCACAGGAGCTCATCGACATCCAAATAAGCCGCGAAAAACAAATGACCATAGAAGGTCACGACAGATACCTCGGCAGGCAGAGCAGCCTTTCACAAAACAACCTAAGTCTACAGAACGAGCCACATAAGCTCATTGAGAAGGCTGTGGAGAAGGTTGCAGCCATTTTAGACCGCGATTTGAACTTCGTTGGCACCGGCGCTCCTGCCGAGTGGAAATCCCACGTTAAAACGATCGAAACTCACGTACTCGCCTTTGCGGGTCTGTCGATCATGATGTCGGCATTTAGCGGATCAAGAACAATGACGTCTGCCGTCACCGACATTGGCAAGCGCATAGAATTGGAGGTCTGGGGCCAAGGTTTCCGCGCTCACGACAAAGACATGTACAAGCGTGTGAGTACACAAGTCACAAAAGCGCACAGTTCCGAGAGATACCGCCTAAAAAGCATCCGCCACATTGCCAAACAAGAGGGCTACTGCCCCGAGGCATGGAAGGGGCCGAAGCGCACGAAGGTGGGCGCAGCCATTTTGAATGCGGTATTGGAAGGATGCGGCATCTTTAATATCCACCACGAATACGTCGGCCTTAACAAAACACTGCGTACTGTTGTGCTGACTGATGAAGCCACGCGACTTTTAGAGGATCGTGAGTTCCATGCATCTTGGGCAGATCCGATGTATGCCCCAATGGTCACCCCGCCGCTGCCGTGGACCTCTTTCGAGGACGGTGGTTTTCTGTCAACTAAGCTTAATGATACTGTTGATCTCGTGCGGCATGCCTCGGGAGCCCAAAGGCGGGCGATTGTTGAGGCGTTTGAAGAAAAAGAGACGCCTGTTTTTGTACAAGCACTGAACGCTGTTCAAGCGACACCCTTGTTGATTAACAATGCGATCGTCGCCGCCGTAGCGTGGTGCTGGGACGAGGGGAAAAGTTTCGGAAAGTTCCCGATGGCAAAACCACCGGCGTTCCCACGCTTCCCAGCAAACTTCGACACTCTAAACGACGATGACCAGGCGCAATGGCGTAAAAACCAGAAGAATTGGCATCTGAAAAAGCGAGAGTGTGTGGCGGCAAACCACGTTATGCAGCAGGACTTAAAGCAGGCTCGGGACCTTGAAACTTACGATCAGTTCTGGCTAGTGTGGAACCTCGATTTTAGAGCCCGCATGTACCCCGTGAGTTCTTTTAATTATCACAGGGCCGACCATGTAAAAGCAATGTTTCAGCTTGGTCGTGGTAAGTTAATCACCGCAAAAGACGCCGACTGGCTGAAGGTGCACATAGCAAACTGCGGCGACTTTGATAAAATCAGTAAGCAATCTTTTGACGCCCGCCTCGAATGGGTTTCGGAGAACCACGATCAAATCATTGCTGTCGCAGAGGACTACAAGAAGACATACGACTACTGGTCTACCGCAGATAAACCCTTTCAGTTCTTGGCCGCATGTCTTGCATACCGCGATTGGCTTGATGAAGGTGCTGCTTATGTCTGCCACCTGCCCCCGTCGCTCGATGGGACCAACTCTGGTGCACAGCATTACTCAGCGGCTATGCGTGACAAAGAGACTGGGTATCTTACGAACCTCGTGCCCTCAGAAAGGTGTCAGGACGTTTATGCTGTCGTGGCTAAAGCTGTAACTGAGCGTCTAAAAGTCGAAGCTGCTGAAGGCGTAGAGCTTGCGAAAATCTGGTTGGACTTTGGTGTCACAAGGACCGTCGTTAAACGCAACACAATGACCTACACTTATTCGGGAACTCAGCATGGATTTGGCGACCAACTGAAAGAGGATCTGATGGCTCCTTTAATTAACGATGTTCTCTACGGTCGACTTAAATCCCATCCGTTTGGCTCGCAGCGTGAACAAAATTTAGCCGCTCGCTATCTTGCAGGTATAAACTATGACTGCATCGGAGATGTGCTTGTGGCGGCCAGTCGTGGCATGGAATACTTTAGAAAGGTAACTGGCGTAGTTGCTTTAGAAAACAAGGCCTTGCGGTGGACCAATCCGGTCGGTTTTCCTGTGTGCCAGCGGTACAACAAAAGTAAAATGCTAAAGGTGCGGATGTTCCTATACGACCGAGAGGCGCAGGTACACAAGCGGTCTCAGGTTACCATCAAGGTGGACGAGGAGCACACTGTCGACCGCAAAAAGGCAATG